GGCTTTTTCATTAGAGTAATTATAATATACTTTAATGTCCTTTATATCAGCTGACTCAGTAGCCTTATTCCACTTAGAAAACCTTTTACGTTTCCTAACAATATTTATAAGAAAGTCAAACTGTAGTCTGGCGTCAAGATGAGAAGCCATATTCATCTCATTAGCTAAAAGGACAGTATCAGGGAAATAAGAAAGACCTCGATTAACCATAAAGGCTGGATAATCTTTCTCATTTTCTAATATATCCTTCTTGTTAGTATTAATAGCATTTAAGTAGTCAAAGGGATTCTTTGTACTCATTTGAATTGACCCTGGGCCATGATTTCTGTGAGGCAAGCAACGGTATTTAGTTCTTGGTCACTAGCAAATGCTGATTTATATTGATAGTCAGCAAGGGTCATCACCAACTGTGGAATATAAGCACCATCAATATACGTCAACATATTGTCATATACCATCCGGAATATCTTAGCTGATTCTAAATCAATGTTATCAACTACCCACTTGCGCATACCTTTGAAGTTCTTTGCTTTAAGATCTGCCATAAGGCCTTTAATAGAGGACTCAGATAAGGAGACTAGAATACCTGAGTCAATAGAACCTGACATGCCATAACGTTGGCATTCATTTATAACCCTTCGCCAATCGGGAAGGTATTTCATAATAAGCTCAGCAACCACTGGGGCTTCTGCTGTTACATTCTCTGCTTGAAGTATGTCAGTTAGCCTTGCCATAAATTGGCCAGCCATTACTTGCTTATCACCTACATTGAATTCATATACACTACATCTTGAGTGCAATGGTTCAATGATGCGGTTCTTGAAATTACAGGTTAGAATAAACCGGCAATTGTTTGAAAACTCTTCGATAAAACCACGAAGGGCTGGTTGAGTAGATTGGGGATTAAGGTAGTCAGCCTCATCTAATATGACTACCTTATATCCGCCTTGCAATGAAACAGTCGAAGCGAACTGTTTAATTTTACCACGGAGAGTATCAATGTTACCGTCTTCCGAGCCATTAATGATAATGTGGTCGAGTCCTAATTCATTGCAAAGTGCTCTAGCTACAGTCGTCTTGCCAACGCCTGCTGTGCCAGTAAACATCATATTAGGTAACTCTCCACCTTTAATCATTTGGTTGAAAGTTGATTTTAAGGAGCTATCCAAAATACATTCATCAATCTTGGCCGGTCGGTATTTTTCAACCCATAAAAAGTCATTTCTCATAATAAAGTCTCCTGTGGTATAATATAGTATGGTACCATTATATCATGGTACCGATCAAATGTAAACGGTTAAGCCGTTAAGTCTTCATACAAATCTTACACGTCACTGTTACCAGCATTAACCTCCGCGATGTTTTGTTTATATAGAATCATAGCTACTTTCTTAAGAGATTTCTTATCGATCTCATACTTCTCTGACATTGCCATAATAGCTTCTTTAACAAACTCTTTCTCACTGGCCATACGAATCATAGCATCAGTAATATCAGTCATCACTTGGTTAATATCTTTCTTATCACTTTCTAACATAATAATGTCTCCATAATATAATTAATTTGGAGCGGATAGTCAGAATCGAACTGACCTTCATGGGTTGGAAACCCATTGTATTACCGATATACGATACCCGCTTTGGTGCCCCTTCACTGACTTGAACAGTGGACCTGCCGATTATGAGTCGGATGCTCTGACCAACTGAGCTAAAGGGGCGGGTTACTACTCGGTGGCTTCTTCTTCTTCTGCTTCAGCTTCTGCTGGCTTATTAGCTTCTAAGAAAGCTGCTAGGCGGTTACGAACAGTACCAACTTCAGCTAATTCAGCCCCTTCAAAAGCCCCACGTTTTGTTACAATATCGATAATCTGCACACATGCTGCAATATCACCCATACCAATACCTGGTGCCTCTGCTTCTACTTCTTCTACTTGATTTTCTTCACTCATCTTAATCTCCTGTTATACTTTAGATGTTTTTTCTAGGGCAACCCAATAATTGGTATTGCCTGCTTGTACTGATGAAATAAGCTTTGAGCTTATGCCAAATACATATTCATCAGCGTTATTGAACTTGAAATTGTTGATATTAAATACAAACTCAAAGTCACTATCAATATTAATACTGCAGTTAGCAATGTTAATATCAAATTCGTTGGAGGTTGGGTTTTCCTTATCGGTAACGGTCAACTTAATCCAAACACCGCCATCAGTATTCTTAGTGGCTACTAGATCAGTAGCTTTTAAGGCCGCTGAGGCTTTACGGATAGATGCCATTTGATCAGCGGTTACCGTGAAGGTAACATCATCAGTGGCCATATCGATATCTCTTTCAGTAAGCGTAAGGTTCTCTACATCAGAGAAGAAATACTTAATTGAAGAGACACCATCGGTGATTGTTGTAAACTTTCCAGAGTCATCAAAGGCTAAGGTAGGATCATCGAACATATTCACACATGATAGAAATTCATTAAGGTCGTAGATACCGACCTTAGTTGGGAACTTCTCGGGGATAAGGGCTTTGCCCATTAGGTTTTTAGAGATAGCTACTGTACGTAGAACTCCGGTGGCATCAAGGGCAATATTGCTATTGATATTTGCAAATGTCTTTAAGACATCTTTTGTTTCATTACATAGTTTCATTCACTAACTCCTTCATTATATATTTTGCATTATTATTTATAAGACTTATGGTAACATCTCTGTACCATCCTCAAAGTATTTTGTTGAGGTATCATTTGGGTATTCGCCCACGCCACTGACAGTGGCATCACATTTTGTGTAAAGGTCAAGGAAAGCTTCTTTAGTATCATCGTCAAAACGATTAACACAAAGTTCAATGGCCTTATCACGTTTTCCAAAGATTGAGAAGGTTTGGACAATGTGACACAAACGACGAGTTGAAATAACCTCATCAATACCTTCATCTTCATAGGTTTTACGGATGGTATCAGCCCAACCAACTAACAAATCGTTGAACTCTTCATCAACACACTCAAACTTCTCCATGTGCTTAGTTAAGATCTTCTTTTCGATAGAGGCTGCAGGGTATTTTTGCTCAACAGTAATGGTGAAACGTTCTAAGAATGCTTCGTCAAGGATGGTAGCCGCAGAGAAGCGACCGTCATCAGAACCTTTACCTTTCGTATTTGCTGTTGCAATAACATTGAAACCTTTAGCTGGGGTAATAACCTCACCAGTTTTCTTAATTAGAACAGGCTTGCCTTCTAAAACACCCTGAAGACACATGATCTTATTAGTACCACGATCGATCTCGTCAATAAGAAGGATTGCACCTTGCTCCATTGCTTTGATCACTGGACCTTTTTGGAAAACTGTTTCGCCCTTTAACAAGCGGAAACCCCCGATTAAATCATCTTCATCAGTCTCAGGCGAGATCTGAACACGTACATATTCACGATTGGCTTTAGCACAGGCTTGTTCAATCATGAATGTCTTACCGTTACCAGATAAACCTGTAACGAACGTAGGGTAAAACATCTCAGATTTAATGATAGATAAGATGTCTTTGAAGTTGCCCCATTCAACAAATGTTTTATCCTTGGTAGGTATAAACACTTCGTTGTTTGAGACAGAAGAGACGCCGATATTACCGACTTCTTTCTTAGTAGATTTGAAAGGAATCAAAGCGGCTTCTAAGTTGAAGACTGCGCCTTCTTTAGGAAAATCTGCTTTGATCTTGTTTAACGTTTTTGAAACTACCAGACCAGCTTCTTTAGCGGCAAGCTTAAGCTGTTTAGTTGTAAATGTTGTAGTATCAGGGTAGTTATTAGTTAGTACTTTTATTAGTTTTTTCATATTTTTAGCTCCTGTTTTCATTTGTTTATGGTACCATTATATCATGAAATGCATGCTTTGTACAATTTATTTGCAACTGATTTGGCAAGGGGTTGCAAGGGGTACGAATTAAATGGCCGATTTAGCGTCTGGCCAGGACGATAACCACGGTCCTAAACGTGCTATGCCGCTATGGCAATGGCATCAGTAATCTTGTCGACTAATACCTTACCTTGTTTCTTTTTCTGATTGAACTTACGGAATTGACGCTTAACGTCTTTGATCTGTGTATCTTTACCATTCTTATTAGCAGTAACTTCAAACTCTTCGAAGTTAGATTTAGCATTTGTTTTAACGATAAAGAAGTCGTCCATGCCTTGGATATTCTTAAGGGTAGCTAAGCCAACCTTTTTCCAAGAGTTAAAGGCATTTTTGTATATATCACCATAGCTCTGTTGGGCTGCAAAGTATGTCCATCCAGAGTAGAAAGAGTGTTTGTTATTTTCTGAAATAAAGAAGCCAGTGACCTTAGCCCCTGTTAGTTTTTTAAGGGCTTTAATTGTAGCGGCTACAACCTCCTCACGGGTATCTCCAGTAACTAATTGGTTACGGAATTTGAAAGAGATATTGTGGTTAGTTGGCACTTGATTATCATTCTCATTATAAGAGTAACGGTAAGTATTTTCAACGCTAACACTATCAGCCATTCCATCAGTTAAAAGCATAAGGTTAATATTTTGAACTGGGTTTCTACGCTTAAAGTCTTGGATAACTGTTTCCATAGCAATTAAAGCTTGAACCGTTGGAGTACCCCCCATTGAATCATAA